GTGTAATAAGGCTGCAGAAGGTCAGGCAGCGTCTCAACGAGGCGGGTTCGGAACAGCACCGGATTCGGAGTGTCAATGGCGTTGATCAGGCGCACGCCATCGGCGGTAACTGCCGTAGCCATCTGATCGATCACTGTCCGATAGTCGTCAACTTGCGCTGCAGTGACCATCAGACAGACTCACCCACACCGCCCCGAGCCGCAGCGGCCTCCGCAACCTCACTAGAAGCTGCAGCAGCACGGTCGGCGATCGACGTGACCAGTGAACCGACCTGCGAACGTCGGCGGTCAGAACGCAGACGCGCGATAGTCGCCTCGTCGTGCCCTAACTGCTCCAACGCCACGTCGGAGTCGGCCATCCACGGGAACGCAGTGACCTGCTTCATGACCGCGTCGGTGGCAGAGGAAATAGACGGTGTCGACGGGTTACGGAACTTCGCCGACAGTTGTGACATCTCCCGGGTGGGCTCGGAAAGACCATCCCGGAGCATCACCCCGTCAATAGCTGCCTTCGTCAAAGCCATGCCGAAAACGCGGTTCGCAGCCTCAGCCTCGATGATGAGTTCTTCTTTAGCGGCAGCCCAAGAATCAGCCGACGCAGGGTTCGCGTCCGTGATGATACCCATCGAAGCGGGAGCCATATTCATCTCCGAAGCGAACGCCGAAGCGAGGTTTCGGAAATGCGAATGGTGCGGTTCCATAGACTGCTGCGGGAACTGACCCACCTCAGGCAACTGGTCTGTGTCAGGATCGCGGCTGATTGCAAGGATGCGACCCATGACCGCTTTCCACATTGATGCCTTTACCCCGTCGCCGGAATCGAAAGCGTCCACGTCGGCACCTAGCAGGTATCGTTGCGGGGCCGAGAAGAACTCCGCCGACACTTCGGTGCGCAGCATCACTCGAGTAGCCTGGTCCGTCAGAGACATCGCGGCACGCGTGATCCTCGAATGCCCCAACGGGCGGTCAAGTTCAGGCTGAAAGACCAGAGGCCGAACAGGGACGCGCCCCAGAGGATTGCTCTGCTGGAAAACGCGCCAGCGTCCGCCGGTCAGCGCCTCAAACTCCAAGACCCGGTCAGGGAGGTACATGACGAACTCGGACGGTGCGCCGGACTCGTTCACGTTGATCACACTCAGCGCCGCAGAGAACTCGCGACGCCGACGATCCCACAATCCCGTGCCCCAACGCGCAGAACGCACCGACTGCACCACATCCGGCTCACCGGACTGCACATCACCCGACGTCGTCGTAATAAACGACACCGAATGCACCAGGGAAGACGTGATGCCCTGAGGCACCTCCGCCGCCATGTTGTTCGGCCCCCAGAAGTTGCCGATCTCGAACGGGTCAGACTCGTTACCAGGAAGAACGAAGTAGTCGAAAATGCAGCGACGAGCGAGAGCGTTGACACCCTTCGCCGGCCAGCCAAGAACCGTGTCCAAAGAACGAAGCTGCGGAGGAACAGAGATGCCCAGATCCTTCAACGGCTGCTTCAAGTCGAAGTACACCGACCGCAAATTGTTGCGGGTCAGCTTCTCCATCCACTTCTTGAAAAGCTGATCGAGAGTGTTCTGGTCTGAGTGATCAAGCTGAGCAATTGTGATCACCCGAACACCACCTTCACTTTTGATTTATGAGACGCGTCACGCTTCGACTGCAGGCCATGCAAAGCGAGCGTCGCCGCGACCAAAGGCGCAATATCGCCCGTGCCACTTCGATCCCACTTCCACAACGTGCCATCCGTGAACTTCTGCTTCGCCGACGCAACAGCGTCATCCAATTCCTTCTGACCCGAATGGGAGATCAGGCGGTAATCGTTACCGTCCTCGTCCTCGCGAACATTCGTCACCGAGTCATAAAAGCGGCCACACGCCTGCGCATACTCGCGGTACTTCAACCACATCGGGCGCACACCCAACTTCCGCAACTGCGGCAACATCGTGGACGCCGCATTGAGCTCATCCAGAACGATTGCGACCGGCGACCAACGCGCCTTCAACTCAGCCAAACGCTCCGGCACCCAATCGGTGCCCTCACGGCGGTCAATGACCACAACGGAGGACCGTTCAGCGTCCAAAGCGCCAGCCATGACGATCGTTGCCGAGTCACGCGAGCGCGGAATATCCACCGCAAACGCAACACGCTCAACAGCCTCGAGCGGGGACACCATTTCGCCGGAAGTAGGGTCGGCTACCAGATCTGAATCTTCCACCAGGCACGCCGCCCAATCAGCAGCAGGCAGAGCCGATTCGCCGCCGAGTTTCGCCCAAATACCAAGACGCTCACGGTCGAACTCCTCCGCGCCCATGCCCTCAAGCTCGGTATTGATCACGAACTCCGGGTCCAGACGAATGTTGTACCCAGGGTTGGCGCGACGATGAACCTCAGGGTCCGCTCGATACGCTTCCGGATTCGGCCAGCGACGACGCTCATCAGTAGGCAGCTCATCCCAGCGAGGAACAGACCATTCGCCGTACATGAGCCGGTCAGAAGTGCGCGACAACGCACGCTCCCGCACATCCTCCTGAACCTCAGAGTCAGCCTCGCCAGCAGACGAGAAATACAACAGTTGCGGGTTGCCCTTCAACGACAGCGCCGACATCGTCGGCATCAGAGACGCCACCATGCGCCGCTTCAACTTCATCGCCTCATCGAGATACAGCGTCGGCGCTGTAAACCCACGACCCGAAGAATTCGACCGAGCCATGAACTTCAACCGGCACCCAGACTTCGTCTCGATCGCCTCTTCGCCATCAGCCGTACGAATGCGCTGCACCATACGATCAAGCACAGGCGTCGACTCGATAAGCATGCGGATGCGGAGAAACATTTCCTGAGCCGTCTTGAACTCATGAGCCGTGTACACCTGCAACGACTCTTCCCACACAAACAAGCCAGCCAACTGTCGGCCCTCAATGATCGTGCCCTTGCCCTGCTGACGGTTAGCGGCCAAGAAAGCCTCAAAAGCAGCCCAGCGACCATCAGCTCGAGTAAGCGTCAGCGCCTCAGCACCAATCTGCTGCCACGGATCAAACCCGACACCAGCGATCTGCGCGATATCAATCATGTCCGCAGCACGATCCGCGGACAGTTGCGCATCGAAATCAGAAGGACGGAGCAGGATCCTAGGTTCCTGAACGCCTACCCCGTAGTTCGGCAAGTTGGTCTGCAAGCGAGACCTCCTTCTTGCCGCCGAGCTCAGCAATAAGCGAGACGAGTTCCTGCCGGCGCTTCGACAACGCGGCCACTTCGCGCGGCACCGCCTCAGCCAAGGCAGACTTCACAAGCACCAAGTTCTCCTTAGCGTCCGCCAATGGGTCGAACACATCTGGCTCAGCAACATGAAGGTCCGAAACAGGGGCCAGCGCCTTTAGCGAGCGGACACTGCGGTCACCATCGAGCCGAGCCGCCTTAGAAGCAGAGGCCGCATCACGACACTCCCGACACGGCTCGCTCTTCTCCCTCAGATGACGGCGATAAGCGGCCTCAGTCCCGTGCGGCGCAAGCGGACGAGCCATAACGCACCACCTCAAAAAACGGACAACCGGACGAAATAGCGGACTGGCGCGAATTGCACACGCATGTGACTACAACGCGGAGTGTCGCGCGAGGGGTGGGAGGGGGGAGGGGGCCCACCCTTGCCGTCTGATGATGGGCATCCGCAAGCTGTGTGTGCCCTTACAGGGCCGTGTACATGTCTTTGATGCAATCATTCGTTCCCTACCTATGCGTAGCTCACAGCGGCAGTCAACGCCCGTGTCACCACTGCTTTGTGGTAGTGGGTTGTGTCTTGACCGTGGTGACGCGGTTGCTGCGTGAACTGTTGCAGCTTCTGTGTGCCGGCTTGAGTTCACCGAGTAGGTGTCCGCCGTTACCTCTCGGCTCGACGTGATCTGCGGTGAATGCGAGTGGGGCTTTCCAGTTGTCCCAGTCCCAGTTCGTTTCGCCGCATAGCCAGCAGGGTAGGTCGTTGGCGCGGGTCTTACGTTTGAGAGCATCTCGTTTGGCGATGTAAGTGCGGTCATTGAGGCCGGGTGGCATGCGTCGAGACACCCCCCCCCTCTTGGGTTGTTACTAGGGATGGGGCACCGGGGCGATCTCGCCCTAAGAGCTCTGAGTTTGGCCCAGTCGCTTGTCGCGAAGCCGCTTCATCCGCGC